TTTAAATCGATTTGGAAAATTAAAAGGCTTAGCAAGATTAAAAGCTTCGGTTAGATAAAAGGATAAATAATGAAAAAATTAAAAAATATCAGAACAGCAGTAACTTCAAAAGTTAACCAAGTAATTAGAACTGATGGTTGGGTTAATGTGCTGACTGGTTTAGGGACAACAGCCAGAGATAAAAATACATCTTCTCAATTAAGTTGGAACAGGATCAACAGGTCATTAGCTGAAAATTTATTTAGTGCCGACGATATCGGTGGAAAAATAGCTAAGATGATCCCCGGCGATGGAACAAGAGAAGGTGTGACTTGGCAAGTATCAGGTGATGTTGATAACGAGTCATCAAATAAAATAATTTCTATGTTAGATAGTGAGTTCGAAAGGCTACAAGTTTGGGAAAAGTTTAATTGGGCTTGGTCTTTAGCAAGGGCATATGGTGGCTCGATTATATATATGTCAATCGATGATGGTGAAGAGCCAGATAAACCTTTAGTCGTAGAAAGAATCAGGGAAATAAAATCATTATATGTTATTGATCGATGGGACCTAGATATAAATTCAGGTGATGTTATATCAGATTTATCATCACCTGATTTTGGAACTCCGAAGTTTTATAATTATGTTTCTGCCAGTGGCGGTTTTATTAAGATACATAAATCAAGAGTGATTCGGTTTGATGGTGAGAGGCTTCCAAGCAGATTATTTGTTAAAAATGGATACTGGCATGACTCGATATATCAAAAATTAAGTGAAGCTATAAGAAATTATTCAACGGGTCATGGAAACTTAGCAACGATATTACAAGAGGTTAATCAACCTGTTTTTAAAATAGACGGTTTACACGATGCTATTGCACAAGACGAAGATGATTTGGTTTTAAAAAGGCTACAAATAGTTAACAACCTTAGATCAACATTAAGGGCTGTTTGTTTAGATAAAGAAGATGATTTTAGTTTTATGCAGACCGCACTGGGTGGGGTTAGTGACTTGATGCGAATAATAACCAATAGGTTAGTATCTGCTAGTGACATACCGCACACAAGGTTGCTAGGTGAAAGCCCAGGTGCTTCATTGGGTGAACAAGGAAAGTCTGAAAAAATAGATTATTTTGATTCTGTTAAAATATTACAAGAATCAGAACTTAGGGATCCTATAAATAAATTAAAAGAAATAATACTGAACCAAGTAGACAAGAAAGTATCTATACCAGAAGAAATAACATTTTCCTTTAATCCTTTATATCAACTGGACCAAAAGGGAATTATAGAAACAAGAAAAATACAAGCTGACATAGATAATATATACATGACTCAAGGTGTTTATGATGCTGTTGAAGTAGCAGAAAATAGGTTTGGTACAGCTGAATACTCTTATGAGACAAATATTGAAATCAAAGAAGATGTTTTGGTTGATCCAGCTGAAGCTGGTTTTGGTTTGAGTGATCCTAATCAAGATCCAGAAACAAGAGAAGAAAATGATAAGTGAAAGAAACTTTTTAATTGAAGCGATAAAACAAAGTGATAACGATAGAGTAGAAACAGAATGTATCTGCCTATCTGTTTTGTTAAAGGTCAAAAAAAATGGCTGTAAGAAAAAAGAAGAACAAGTTTCTGAGGAAGAAAAAAAGAATAAGACGAGATAATAAGAGGTTTATTAAATACGAAAGGATGATAGAAAGATTATCCAGAAACATGATAAATGATTTATTATCTCAGATAAAAAGTAAGGTTATGCCTAAAATTAAAGACCTTGCTAAAATAGAAAATGATAGAGAAAAACAGCAAGCAGTAATCAAGACTGATTCTGATGGAATGGACTTACACAACTTAATTAAATTAATTGAATCACAATTTTTAGGTAAATACAGCTACAGGTATATAGAAGATAACTTAAATAAAATATTTAAAGGTCTTGACGAAGAGGCAGAGAAAGAAGCGATAAGAGAGCTTGGTATTCAGAATATAAGTTTAGTACCTACCTT